CACGTGTCAATGCGTAGGTTGTCATTCGATTTTGAACACGATCATTGGTCATGAACAATTCCCATGGATTGAAAATCGTATCTACACCAGCGCCTACTGTCCATGTTCTTTGGAGTATCTTGATGGGACGCTCGAAAAATTTGTCCAGACTAACCTCAGGAGTGTCCGTTAAATTACGAGTGTTGTCTTTCCTACCAACCATAGTAGTGTTTATGCCACCGTGTTGGTCCAGAAATGCTACATTTGGAGTGTTTGTGTCCACCTCCTTGTATTGCACTTCCAGACCAGATTGAGGTCTGAAATCCTGCTGGGTAAGTAAGTGCAGGATCTCTTCTAATAGAGCAATGGTACGACCGCGCTCTTCAGCGAGCGTCAACTTTTCCTCAATAGTGTTGACTTTCGCAGTGAGTTTGTATAGTTCACCAGCTATATCTAATGTTTCATATATACTATCTAAATTTACAGTTTTTGTAACCCACTATGTACAATCAACGGAACAGGGTCACGTTCCGTCGCCGTGTGTGCTCTTTTGGGCTGGCGAACCCATCGCTAGAAAACGATCTCACCATATTACACAAAGCCTACAATTGCTGGGGCTCGCACATCCCCACCAAGTGTGGTGTCCAATTGTGTAATAGACTCTTCAACTTTATTTACAAACCCCATGGTCTCTACGGGGTAAGGTTTAACGACATCCTCAGTCCGCGGTTCGTATTTTTCTCGCCACTCGTCCACACATTCCGCATATGTACGGTCAAGTTGAGTTGTAAGGTAATAAATACCCATCTCAGTGGCGACTTGGCGCATCTCGGAGACTCGTTTCTCATACGTGTCTCGACCATGATGAAACCACTCTCGACAAGCGGTGTCAATATTCATGGCCATCGCCATTTCGGGTGTTTCAGGACTTGATGAATCCCTCATATACTTATGCAACATTTTAAAAATGGATTTTTCAACCAAAGCACCAGTATGCACACCCCGTTCAGGACAATATACATTCTTTCTTTTTAAAAACTCAAAATCCTCGTAAGGTAAAAAGTCAGTTAATGTACTGTCCTTATCTGGCATCGTATATGTTTGGCCATACAGGGCCAAATAACTAGAAATATCACGGATCGTGAGAGCACAAGTTCCATCACAAGATCCTATGTTATCATCCCCATACGTCATCAATCGTACATGGTCGCGGAAAATTCGATCACCGTGTTTCGCGTAAAACGCACACCGCATGTTCAAACTCCCTGCTATTCCATTAATGATGACTGTAAGTGAATTACCAGATATGTGTCCGCCTTCCACAAGTGAAATGAGATCTCCGTCAAAGTCAATGTATGCAAATACTATATCACTTGCCATAGCTTGCATCACTAAGATGTCTTCACTTGTATACTGCATCTGTTTTGCACACTCAATTAAGCACCACAAAGCGGACAAGATCATTTGTGAAGGTAATCGCTGATCGTACTTGCTATAATCTCCACCTATGATCCTACTCTTTCCAAAATGTAATACATGATCTTGAAATTCTTCCCACTCTGGTCCATGCGAGTTTATACCAACAGCGCAC